ACGTCAACCTGGCACAGGCCCTAGCGGCTGACTCGGTGTACGCCAAGCGTCTCCAGATCCCGCGTCTGGAGCGGTTCAAGTCCGCTCTGAACAACGACTTCCTCCCCCTATTCCCCGGGTCGACCAACCTGTACGAGTTCGACTACTGCGACCCGACCCCGGAGAACGAGGAAGAGGAGAACAAGGAGCGCGAGTCGAAGGCCAAGACCTACTCGGACCTCGTGAATGCCGGAGTGCATCCTGAGGATGCCGCGATGGTTGCCGGTCTTCCGCCGATGCGTTCCACCAAGCCGACCTCGGCTCCTGTCGAGGCTGACACTCCGGAGGGTGTGGGGGTGTAATGGACATCAAGAAGCTCACCGCCCAGGCCGAGAAGCTCCGGCAGATGACGGCCACGTCGAAGTCGGGAACGGGCCGACGGTGGTACGACATCAAGAACCAGGGTGCCACCACCCAGGTGTACGTGTACGACATGATCGGTGAGTGGGGCGTCACGGCTCAGGACTTCGTCAACGAGCTGAACGCCATCGGCACGCCGGCCATCGACCTGCACATCAACAGCGAAGGTGGCCAAGTCTTCGATGGCATCGCCATCTACAACGCGATCCGAAACCACCCGGCCAAGGTGACCGCGTACGTGGACTCTCTCGCAGCGTCCGCAGCCTCGTTCATCGTCCAGGGTGCGGACGAGCGCGTGATGGAGCCCAACGCACGGATGATGATCCACGACGCGCAGGGCGTTGTCATGGGTGACGCTTCTGCCGCTCGGGCTCTCGCAGATCTGCTGGACGACACGTCGGAGAACATCGCCAGCATCTACGCCGAACGCTCTGGTGTGGAAGCTGCCGACTGGCGCGCTGCCATGCAGAAGGACGGCGGAGCTGGTACCTGGTACGGTGCGCAGGACGCGAAGGACGCAGGCCTGATCGACCGTATCGCCGGCGAGGACGTCCAGAACCCCGGTAAGCCGTACACCGAGGAAGAGAAGAAGCGGTTCCGCAAGACCAACAACCAGCTCGAAGTGGTGCCCGAAGCGGTGCCGGCAGAGGCTCCCTCCTGGGACTTCGACCTGCTCTCGGCCGTGAAGGAGGCCCTCAAGTGACGACCGCAATCCCGACCAGTGCCGAGGAGCTGGAGCTCGTACTCCAGGACCGCGACAAGGTCAACGACATGATCGCCAAGGGTTCGTTCAAGGACCTGATCAAGAACTACGTCCGTGCCGCGAACGACGCCGACAAGACCATCGCCGAGCAGGTCAAGGAGATGACCAACGCGGCGCTGACCGAGTTCCTCAAGGACCACCCGGACGCCGGCGGCATCAAGAAGCTGAACCTGGACCCGTACAACGGCCCGGGCTCGAACGGCTACCACAAGGTCAAGAACCCCCGCGCGATCGGCGCCAAGCTCGACGGCATGTTCCCGGACGTCACCTCCTACCTGCAGGCGGTCTGGCACCAGGGCGTCAAGTCCGACGAGGTCACCGCGCAGCTCAAGGAGATCCAGAACTACCAGGAGAAGGTCGGCGCCGAGGGCGGCTTCCTGGTCCCGGAGGAGTTCCGCGGCGAGCTGTCGCGTCTGTCGCTCGGCGAGTCCATCGTCCGTCCGAGGGCCCGGGTCATCCCGATGTCCAGCGCCACGCTGCGCTTCCCGAAGATCGACGAGACCAGCCGTGTGTCGTCCGTCTACGGCGGCGTCGTCGTGTACCGGACCGAGGAGGGTGCGGAGCTCAACGAGTCCGAGGCCTCGTTCGGTTCGATCAAGCTGGAGGCGACCAAGCAGACCGCCCTGGCCCACGTCACCAACGAGCTGGTCCGCGACTGGGGCGCGTTCGGGGTCTTCATCTCCGAGATCTTCCCCGAGGCGATGTCCTTCTACGAGGACGTGGACTTCCTCACGGCGAACGGCGCCGGCGCCCCGCTGGGTGCCCTGCACGCCAACAACGGGTCACTGATCGTGGTCCCGAAGATGACCAACCAGCTCGCCACCACGATCGTCTGGGAGAACATCATCCGCATGTACGCGCGGATGCTGCCCAGCTCGATCCCGCGGGCGGTCTGGATCGCGTCGCCCGACACCTTCGTGGAGCTCGCCACCATGGCGCTCACCGTCGGTACCGGCGGCTCGGCTGTCTGGCTCACGGATGGTGTGGGAGCCCCGGTTCTCACCCTCCTCGGCCGCCCGGTCATCATGACGGAGAAGGCGCCGGCCGCGCTCGGCACCCAGGGCGACCTGTCCTTCGTGGACTTCGGCATGTACCTCATCGGCGACCGCCAGATGATGACGGTCGACTCCTCGCCTCACGTCAAGTTCACCTCCGACAAGACCACGTTCCGCGTCATCCAGCGCAACGACGGTCGGCCGTGGGTCGAGTCCGCGATCACCCCGCGGAACAACTCGGCCACGCTCTCCCCGTTCGTCCAGCTGGACGACCGCGCGTGATCTGAAGTACCCCTGGCGGCGGGTTGTTCAACCCCTCTCGTCGCCGGGCCCCCGTAGCTTGTACGACAAGCGCCCTACTCGGTAGGGAGACCAGGTCGGATCTGGACGAGGGGGCTACCTTCCACACCCTGTGGGAGTTCCCGAGCATTGGCGCCCTTGGGATCAAACTATGCCACGTTAGGAGTGCAGCGATGCACGCAATGGCAGGACTCGGAGCCGAGTTCAACGTCATCTCCGAGGCTTCCGGTCTCGACATCCCCCTCAGCGGTGCTGGTGCGGTGTCGTTCGTGTCCTTCCTGGACGCGGGTACCCACACCCTCACGCTGACCCAGACCGACTCCACGGGCGTGAACTCGGAGATCGACCTCGACGAGGCCGACAACGTGTACTCGCACATCGGGCCTGGTGTGGGAGGTACCTGGACGGCCGTCACCCAGACGGCAGACCAGAACGTGGTCGACGGTGCGACCGCCACCAACGACTGCTACGTGATCACGGTCCGAGCTTCCCAGCTTGCTGCCGGCTACGACCGCGTGCAGTGCACCGCTTCGGCGGGTACGTGCGTGGCGATCATCCACGACCTCCACGTCATGCGGAAGCCGTCCAACCTCAAGTCCAGCCTCGTGGCGTAAGGAGGTCGTCTGATGAGCGTTTACAACCAGGCGGCAGCCTACCGACGGGCCGTACTCGGCGATGGACCGGTTTCCAAGGCGACGGGCGCCATCTCCGGCAACCCGACCACCCCGCTGTTCACCGTCGCCGGCGGTGAGGTTCTGATCACCAGTCTCTACGGCAAGGTGACCACGGCCCTCTCCACGGACAGCGGTACGTACGCGATCCAGCAGAACCCGACGACCGGCGACACCCAGACCTTGGTCACTGCGACCGACCTGGGTACTTCGGACACCGCCGTCGGCTCGGTCGTGGGTCTGACTCACGGCACGACCGCCGCGCCGGCCTTCCTTCGAGGGGGCACCGCTGAGCTGAACGCGGTTGTCACCACGGGCCAGGTCGAGTTTGTGGGTGCAGCGTCTGCCAACGGTGCCCTGACGTTCTACGTCACCTGGGTCCCGCTGACCGACGGTGCCACCCTGGTCGCTGCGTGACTCGCTGAGAGTGGCCGGGTATGGGGGCTACTGGTAGTCCTTGTACCTGGCCATCGGGAGATACTAATGAGCTGGCAGCAACTGGTCGATATCGCCAAGCAGAACTCCCAGGAACTGGAGAGCACGGTTCGTGATCGTCCGGTGGCCTGCCCCAACGACGGATACCCTCTCGACACTGGCCCTGAGGGTGAGCTTCACTGCCCGTTCGATGGCTGGGTGTGGGACGGGTACAACCACCTGATCTGACCGCCTGAAAGGAGGTACTCCAGTGTTCATCCGAGACCGACAGGGCATGACCTACGCGAACATCGAGGACGTGGAAGGCGCCCTGGATGTGTTCGAAACCGTGCGCAACCGCTCGCAGATCCGGCGAGCCCTGAACACTGCCACGGACTCTGTGGAGATGCTCCTGATGAGGCGCTTCTACCCCGAGATCCGGACTCAGACTTTCCCCTGGTACGACGAGCTGGGCACTCCGGACGAGCCGTTCACCATCTGGCTGGACCGACACGAGGTGACCTCCGTTACCTCCGTCACTACGGGAGCGGACAACAACTCCATCCCTTCGTCTGGCTACTTCCTCAAGCCCGACGACGGTCCGCCGTATACTCGGATCGAGCTGGACACCGAGGGCTCCTACGACTTCGATACGCGGAGTGCCTACCAGAACTCGGTCACCATCGGGGGCACGTTTGCCTACTGGGAAAAGACGGAGCCTGCCGGCACTCTCGTAGGCTCTGTGGACAACTCCACCACAGCGATCACGGCGAGCAACGGTGCTCTGGTGGGTGTGGGAGATCTCCTCACCATCGGAACCGAGCGCCTGGTCATCACCGATCGGGGCTGGATCAACAGCGGGGAGACTCTCACTGTCGAGGCTTCTGCTGCGGGATCCAACTCCATCACCGTGTCGGATGGGTCCGCGTTCTTCGCCGGCGAGGTCGTGATCATCGACAGTGAGCGTATGCTCATCGACGACGTGACTGGTAACGTCCTAACGGTCAAGCGGGCATGGAACGGAAGCACGCTTGCAGTGCACAACACGAGTGCTCAGGTATACGTGTCTCGTGCCCTAACGGTGACCAGAGGCGTTCTGGGCACTACTGCTGCCTCCCACACCGATGGTGCTGCGCTGCTCCGCTTCTACGTCCCGGACCTCGTTCGTGACCTAACGATCGCCGAGGCCATGGCCCAGTTGATCCAGGAGCGTACCTCCTACGCGCGTACGATCGGTGCCGGCGAAGGTGAGCGAGAAGTTCGCGGTGTGGGACTGGCCGACCTCCGAGAGCGTGCCATCTTTGCCTATGGTCGCAAGAAGGGTACCGGGAGGGCAGTCTGATGGCCAAGAGCGTCCGTATCAACACCAAGAAGGCCCAGAAGAAGCTGGCCCAGACTGGTGATGCGGTGACTAAGGGAGCCAGTCGGGGTGCCCGAGAGGTCGCCGAAGAGCTGGCCTCTTGGATCCGCGCTGACGCCCCAGTCGACACGGGAGCACTCCAAAGGAGTGTTGACGTGGTCGGCGACCGGGTAGTTGTCGGAGGCGGGCCCGTGGACTATGCTCCATTCGTGGAGCGCCGGGAGCACTTCATCGCCCACAACGTGGATGCGATGACGGCAGAAGCTGCTAAGATCGTAGAGGATGAAGTAAGGAGGCGATTGCCATGACAACTCTCGACCCGACGCAAGCTGTGCAGACTGGGCTTTGGGAGTTGCTGCGCAATGACTCTCAGCTCTCGCAGAACGTGAAAAACGTCCTAGACGAAATGCCGGAACTGACCTCGTCTAACTACCCGTTTGTGGTGGTGCCCGAGGTCTCCAGCGTTCCCGACGGGACTCACGATGACCCGGGGCGACTCATCACGGCTACGATCCACACCTTCGTGAAGGGTGACGTTCGAGACCGTAACGTCCGCCCTGAGAACGTCATCGGGGCTCGCCTCATTGCCCTCCTCGATCACGGTCACAAGAACTTGGACCCATTCGTCGCGGGATATCGGGTGTGGATGATCCATCACGAACAGTCCCGCAAGGTACCGGAGGGCGACCGCTCGGTACGACACCGAATCGACCGAGTGTCCATCTGGACCTCGAACACGGAATAAGGAGGGATAACCATGGCAGGTTTCGACGCCTTCGGTACCCAGTTCAAGCGGGAGACCAACACCCCGGGTACCTACGCGACCATCGCCAACGTCACCGACATCTCGGGTCCCAGCCGGTCCCGTGAGGCCATCGAGGTCACCGCCCACGACAGCCCGAACCAGTACCGCGAGTTCGTCAAGGGCCTGAAGGACGGCGGCGAGGTCGAGATCACGATGAACTACTCGCCCACCGTCTCGGGTTCGGGCCATGGTCTCCTGGACGACGACTTCGAGGAGGACGCGCTCCGCTCGTACCAGGTCGTGGTTCTGCCCGGCGAGGCCAACCAGGTGACCTGGACGTTCGACGCGCTCATCACGGACCTCGGAGACGAGTTCCCGCACGACGACAAGATGGAGCGGACGGCGACCTTCAAGATCTCCGGGAAGCCCCTCCTCACTGTCTAGCCCGTACTATCAACTGAGTCAACAAGGGGTTGAAACCAATGGCTCTCCTCACTCGTGAGCAGATCGAAGCCGCCAAGAGTAACTCCAGGAAGTGGGAGGACGTTCCCGTTCCCGAGTGGGGTCCCGATGCCGAGGTGCGCATC